TTGTTGAAAGATGAATTATTTGTTATTCCTGTTAGATATATTAATCCTACATAGTAGGATATTTCAAATGGATAACCTTTCCAGAATTTTAAATAATGATTTCCGTCTGCATTTTGAGGTGTTAGCCAATTTTGGTATTTTGTGTCATCAAATAGATTTGTGAATCTATCTGTTAATTGCTCTACTCCTAAAGCAAAACACAATCCAATATTTATTGTATCATCTGCTAATACAGTTTCTGAAAAATGAACTTTTATATTTAAAACTCCTTCTGCGTAATATCCATCAATAGCTGGTGTTTGAAACGTAGAACCGGGGGCAGAGAAATCAACTCCAAACTCTCCAGCAAAATTCTTTGTGTTAAGATTTGCCGTTATGTACTCTTTGAAATTAAAGTAAAAACTACCATTTGGGTGTGGATATAGAATTACATTAGTCATTCCAAGTCCATTCAATGTAGCTTTTTCTGGAGTACCCACTATATCAGAATGAAATCTAATTATGTTATTGTTGTACGCTTGCAACATTTTATGATTCGGAAGCGACTTTGTAAATATTATTGCCATAGTTATTCCTTTTTAGTTGGTGGTGCAGGTGGATTTTCCATTTTTGGAACTCCTATTTCTAATCGGTTTAAATATCCAAAGACTACCAATGCAGGAATTACAATGCAATACCATAAAAGCCAATACCAACTCTCAAAAATTATAGAAGCTAGTAGAGGAGATAGCATGAATATCAATATTAATAATACGGTTAATACAACTACGATTGCTAATAAAATGTTACCTAATAATTTTTTCATTATGCTACTTGTTTAAAAATTTCTAATACATCTGATTTTATTCTCGGAAGCCAAAGCATTCCCAATTCCTCAATCATTTCGTGAATATCATTTCCTAAAAAGTCATCCACTACTTTACTTATTACGCCGCCTTTGTTTCTTTCATTCGGAACTGTTATTCCTTCCCGGGCTATTTTTCTGGCTATCACAAAAGCCATCTGTTTTTTCTTTTCGTAGAATATGTTTGGTAATCCTTTCTTAACCTCAATCCAGTTCTCTATCGCTTGACGAGGCGGAAATTTTCCTGCTAACCTGCCATATTCCATGTATTGAGAATAGTTAATTCCAAACATTATCATTTTGGTTTTCGTTACTTGAGCTTCTAATTCTTCTGCGTAGTCGCCAGCCGCTCTCAATCCTAATTCATCATATTTGATAATTAGTTTTAACCTCAGTTTTTCAAGGTACTTCAAATAGATTTCTTCTTGCTTCATTAGAAAGTATATTCCAAAGTGAATGATATTTTTAGTCCGTCCATATTTGTATCGAATTGGTCTATTACTTCGGTATCTTTCCAACGCTTCACTTCAAACCCGCCGCAATCAGAAGCCATATTCATTAACCGCTCACTCTCTGAGTATAAATTCTTAATGTGTGTTTCATACTTGTAATCGTATGTAGGGTCCGATATTTTACTTCGGACCGATATAATCATTTCTCCTGTGAACGAATATCCTGTAACCGAACTATATTCTCCCATCAAATGCTCACGGTCTTTCCATAGCAATAGCAAATACTTTTTTCGCACTACCCAATCCTCATTTTGGTCTTCCGGATAGTCTCCCAAGTTTTGCCATTCGGTTGGACCATCAACAAACTTCCAAATTGGTATATCTGGATTTGGTGCATTATATTGAGCTACTATTTCCTTTAATTTTTCTGTTAGCATTTTCACGCATTTTTAAGTTAATATCGAATCTTACTTTGTCAAGGCACATTTTTCGGAATATCTTTGAGTATGGCAACATAAGCCATTCATTTTGTATCAATATATTTCCGTTAGTCAAAGTGTCGAGCGTATTATAATAACTGAATTGTTGCAATTCCTCTACGCCTGCTTCTTTTTCTTCCTCAGTATATTCATGCTCTAATTCTTGCGCTTCTATTCTAACCATTTCCTTCAGTTCTTCAATAATGAACTTGTATGCAGAAAAAGCATTGAATAGTTCTAATCTTTTGAATTGCTTTTCGGAAATTCCATATATTATTTTTAGCATTGCAAAAATATCATTCTCTCCAACCGCTAAGCCTAATTCTATTCTGTCATTCCAAGTAATACTCCATAAGGTTGATTTTTTTGGCAGCAGCTTTTTAGTTCGGAACAAACCTCTTACTCGAAGAACATTATTACATTTTAGGTTTTCCTTTATGGTATAATCCACCAACATTTTTGCTTCTGAAGTAAGAAACGGATAATTAACAAGCATCACTCTTTTTTTGAAAACATCTTTTACACCAATTCTGAAGCTCCCCATGTTGATTCCGGTTTTAAGTCATAATAAATAAAATAGCCACCTGCTTCGGTTATATGGTCAAAGCCACTTGTTTTGTCCGGCTCTCCATTTTTATAAACTTGATTTTCTAATGCTTCGGTATAATTCGGACATTCATCAGTGTTTATAAAATATGTTGTTTCTTCTTTAGTGCTTAAAAACCCTTGATTCATTGCATTAACTCTATCTTTTACAAATGGATTTTTAGACAGCTTCCTTACAACAAATCCCGCACTTTTCAATAAATCAATATCAGATTTTCCGGCTGATTTTCTATTGCTACCAGAGGCGTCTGGATAAATTATTATTTTGTGATTTGAAAACTTACTTTTAATTAACTCTATTAATTCGGCAGTGTCATAAGCATTGACAAATTCATCTACAGCCGAACGTATTCTTTTGCCTTCAATGTTGTCTATTACATGAATGACCGCATTCATTTTGGTAACATTAAAATCCATTCCAATATGCAGCACATCATCGCTTTGTATTCTTCTATCTGTATGATTTACATTTCTTTTAAATCTATGGTATACAGTGCCAGATGTTAAGTTCACGAAATCTCCATTTAAGTAGGCTTCAAGCTGTTGTGGTGTATATGAATCACTTAATATTTCTATATAGTTTTCTGGTAAATATGGATTATCTTTTGTTTTCCCTTTTATTATAACCCTGCCTTCCTTTTTTTCTTTTACAAAAAACTTATAAGCCCACTTAAACCCTTCGGGAGTTCCAACAACATCGGTTTTATTCAAATCTTTATTTGGCAGTCGCTTTCTATTTCTTGCTATAATTTTATTGAAAGCATTAGTCATGTTTTCAGTTGATAATAAATCTGTTTCATCTATTAAACTATAACCTACCTCATAGCCAACTATCCTATCAGGATTGTTTAATGACCTCATAAAGATTTTTCCAAAAGCCGTATTATATAAATATTTCGACTTATCAAGTTTATATGATATTTTTAATAAATTGAATATTTCTTCAAATCTTTCAAAAGCAACATCTTCTATCAATCCATATGTTGGCATATAGTAAGCAACAGGTATTCCCGGATACTTCATTTTCATTTTAACTACTTTCAATATTCCGCCTTGAGTTTTCCCAGAACCATACCCACCTATCAAGGCTGTATGCTTAGCCTCGCTTTCAATGAATTTTGCCTGATGTACTAAAACGTCAATCTTTATTGTTGCCATAGACTACATTAAATTCTACCGCACTTACTTCTGGTATTTCTAATTTTAAAACTTGTGGGGTTTCCATACCCTCAAGTTTTATTATTATTTTATCAATTTCATTCAGAACTCTAATTCCTTCAGCTGTATTTTTTATTTTTGGATCTAAATTTCTTTTTCGTTGTTGAAGCTCAGCTATTTTCAACTCACGTTTCATTTCGATACTTACGCCTTTTATTTTAGCCCAATCCTTATACGCCTCCTCAACATATCTTTCAGCTTGCCTTATTCCCAATTCCCATTGTTGAATGATTTGTTTTACAATAAGCCTGTCCGCAACACCATCAAGTATCCAGCCTTGCACCGTAAATAAACGATTTGCCTTTTCTATATTTGTTGCTTTTGGTTTGCTTTTTTTCATTATACATTAGGAAACATTTTTTTTATAACTGCCACGTCTCTCAATCCTTTGTTAATTTCTGTGCGCAATTTAATCGCTTCAATTTCTCTCAATCTTCGCAACTCTGGATCTGAATCTTGTATCACAGCATTCTCATAAGTTTGAAGTGCTGCTCTATTTCTTTCAACTTCGTCCATTAAATATTCAACGATATTATCTCTCATCTCAATTAACATTTTATAGTTTGGATTCATTTTAATAGTTTTTCCAAGTTATTTGAGTTCCGTT